AGGGTGGTGCAATGGTACTGGCTGACGGTGGAGTGTGTGCCGTGGATGAACTCGACAAGATGAATGATGAAGACAGGAGTGCTCTCCACGAGGCCATGGAACAGCAAACACTCCACATCCACAAGGCCGGAATTAATACAAGTCTGCGCACACGATGCGCTTTGCTCGGTGCAGCTAATCCTAAATTCGGGAGGTTTGATCCGAACGAGGCAATATCCGACCAAATAAACATGCAGCCTGCGCTCATCTCACGATTTGACCTGATATTTATTATGCAGGATACTCCGGATGCAGAGAAAGACGAGGCCGTATGCGACCACATCTTGCGGATGCATACAAGTGAGTTCGAAGATATGTCCACTCCTGCAATAGATATCCCCCTCCTTCGCAAGTATGTGGCGTATGCAAAAAGTAATGTGCATCCAGATATGACCGAAGATTCCCTGAAATTAATCAAAAATTATTATCTTGGAATTAGGAATCAGGGCAAAGACACCATATCCTTGAATGCGAGGTATCTCGAAGGCCTCGTGAGGATGGCACAGGCAAGCGCAAGAATGCGTCTGAGTCATTACGTAGAGCAGCACGATGCACAGGTCGCAATAGACCTGCTTGACGGCTGTATGCGCAATCTGGGCGTCATTCAGGATAATGGAGGGTATGGTATAGACTACATCGAAGCTGGAATATCCTCGCAGGACAGAAACTATATACATACAATCCACGAATATATAGTTGACATGGGTACTGCCGTGAATGCTCTTGATATTGCCCAGGGCACAGGCATAGCCCAGGATATAGTCGAGAGAGTGCTGCACAAGATGGCACGAACAGGAGACATTATGAGGCAAAATGGCGGCTGCTTTGTAGCAGTCAATTAATTTTTATTTTTTTGGAGGCAAAACACACATGGAAGTTGAATATCTGACACTCGGAGATTTAGAACCATTCTCCCGAAATCCGAAAAAACATCCGGAATCGCAACTTGAGCGAATAAAAGCATCTATGCAGGAGTTCGGATGGACTAATCCTATCCTGACAAGCGAAGATAACATGATAGTGGCAGGACATGGGAGATATGAAGCAGCGAAACAACTCGGATTTGAGAAAGTTCCTGTAATTAATATCGGGCTGCCGTATGAAAAGGCCGTGGCTTACGTAATTGCAGACAATAGGCTTGCGGAAATAGCCGAGCAGGATGACGAGCAGTTGGCATCACTTTTGCAAGAGATAGATTCAGGGCTATATACTGCGATTGGATTCAGCGAAGATGAAATAGACGAACTGCTATCCGGAATTGAAGCAGGAATGCAGGAGGACATTGTTGAAGATGAACCTCCGGAGGCAGATGAGGAAAATGAACCAATCACACATATAGGGGATATCTGGCAACTGGGTAATCATAGGCTTATGTGTGGAGATTCCACAGACACGGCAGACGTGAGCAATTTGATGGATGGAGCACTATGCAATCTGGTTATAACCGATCCACCTTATAATGTATCCTATGTGGGGAAAACAGCGGATGGGTTGACTATTGAGAATGACGAAATGAGTAACGAGGATTTCTATAAATTTTTATTAAAAGTATATTCTAATCTATATGAATTTTCGAATGATGGTGCTGGTATATACGTATTCCATGCAGACACAGAAGGCATCAATTTCCGAAAAGCCATGATCGATTCGGGGTACAAATTAGCCCAGTGCTGTATCTGGGTAAAAAATTCAATGGTAATGGGTAGGCAGGATTACCACTGGCAGCATGAACCGGTATTGGTCGGGTGGAAGCCCACCGCAGGCCACAATTGGTATTCTGACAGGAAGCAGACCACGGTGTGGGAGTTCAATCGCCCTACTTCCAGTCAGGATCATCCTACGATGAAACCTATCGAACTTGTGGCGTATCCATTGCAGAATAGTTCTCGGAAAGGAGACTTTGTACTCGACCTATTCGGAGGTTCGGGAAGTACTATGATGGCATGCGAACAAACAGGCCGAACTAACTATTCGATGGAACTTAATCCCAAATACTGTGACGTAATAATTCAGAGATATGTAAATTTCACAGGCGATAATGAAATAATACGCAACGGTGATAAATATACATGGGAAGGTGAATAATATGCCAAAAAGAGAAGGTCCAGGACAGCCAACAAAGTTGAGCCCAGATGTAGTTAGGATGCTATGCGACAATATCACTCTGGGGATGCCGTATAGACAATCTTGTGCAGCCGCAGGAATAGGTTATTCTACGTATCGCAACTGGATGATACGAGGCGAAGATGAAATCGAGCGGGTTTCTGCAAATCCTAAAGCAACTGTTAGAAAAAATGAACAGAAATACGTGGATTTTGTGGAGGCTATAAAAGAAGCAGAAGCAAAAGGGATGCGCAACAACCTTGCAATGATTACCAAGGCCAGCAAGGAAGGTGCATGGCAGGCATCCGCATGGATACTGGAGCGTAGATATCCTGCAGAATTCGGCAGAAAGGATGCAATCGACATGAACAATAAACACTCCGGAGGAATAACCGTGCAGGTCGAGGAGGTGGATGGAGACCGTGAAGAGGATTAAACATTTCTCTACTTTTTTTAAAAACCATCTCAAAAAACGTATCCTTGTTATATATGGGGGGGCTGGATCGGGTAAATCTGTGGCTACTGCACAGGAGATATGCCTTAAATTCATTCAGGGGAAGGGGGTAAAGATACTTGTCACAAGGAAAACCCTGCCGTCTCTGCGTATCACGGCCTATCAGATGATTATGGATACGCTTAATGAGATGAATATTCCATATAGGCATAACAAAAGTGAAATGAAAGTTACCTTTAACGGAAATGAAATACTGTTTAAATCCCTGGATGATTCCGAGAAAATAAAATCTCTTTCTCTTAACTATGTCTGGGTAGAGGAAGCAACCGACATAAGCAAAGAAGATTTCATGCAGATCAATCTGCGATTGCGTGCATCCAATCCAACCGAGGAAAATAAGATATATCTCACATTTAATCCGGTTGATGCATATCACTGGATCATAACCGATCTCGTAAACCAGCCGGCCAACGAGATGGCTATATGTCACTCCACTTTCAAAAATAACAAGTTCTTGCCGGACTCTTACGTCAATGAAATTAAGCATTTGATGGATGTAGATGAGAACTTCTATCGCATCTATGCATTGGGAGAACCGGGAGTCCTGCAGAACAAGATATACAACCACTTCAAATTTGAGGATCCAAAGAACTGGAGACATTCCATATTTGAGAATGGCAGTCATGCAATTGGGATTGATTTTGGTTATAATGCGCCTATGGCTGTGGTTGAGGTATGGTGTCATGAGGATAGATTCTATTTGCGTGAACGGTTATACGAAAGTGGAATGACAAACGGTGATCTGATTCGCTGGATGCAAAAAGAGAGTATGGGTAGACAGACAACTATATTTTGTGATTCTGCCGAACCTGACCGTATTGAAGAGATATGTAATGCTGGATTCAATGCTCACCCTGCCAAAAAGGATGTTAAAGCCGGAATTGATTATGTCAAGGCGCACGAGGTTCATGTCGATGCCACATGCAGTCCCAGCATCCAGAAAGAAGTCCAGAACTACAAGTACAAAGAGGACAAGAACGGCAACGTGCTGGATGAACCCGTCAAAGCCTTTGACCATATCCTCGATGCATGCAGGTATGGTATATTCTCAATGCAGACAGAAGCACCCAAAAGGGTATCTCCAAAAGTCCAGGCAGCCAGAGCACGATATGGTGGCTTCGGCAACGCAAGCAAACCAATATTCTAACTTTTTTATTCGTTGTCTATGTGCAAAACTATATATAATATGCACGACATAGTGTGTATTGCAGGCAAAGGATGCTTGCAGGAGTTATAAATCATGGATTCAAGAATGTTCGAGAAAGATTACGGAAATGTAGCAGATATAGAAATAGTCCCTGCAAGAACAGAAGGCGGAATTGTTGAAAGAAACAGATTTTCTATAATGTTTATGAAGGACAGGAAAACAGGACTTTATTATATACTTGATGAGGAAGGGAATGCAAAAGTCAGTCTAACAAGAGACTTGAATATTTGGAATAATGGGTTGCACGGCAGCAGTAAGGATTACATAAAGCAGCTCTCAGAATGGGAAAAAAGGACAGGCAACGTAGTATAATAAAGGAGACTAAGGCAAATGCACGTAGAAAACAACTGTGTGTTCCTCAAGAGCACACCTTATCATTTCGGCAAGGAAAGAGACAGTAAGAACTATACTGTCAGATTGATGGATTTGGAAGATTACGACAAACTCACGCAGGAGAATCCCGACTACATCCACCTGACATGCAGCAATTCCAGGGACAATATAACAAGGAAAGTAATCGACATTACATGTCTGGGCGAATTGCTCGGCAAGATGCTGGTGGGCATTGGATGGAGTGAGCAAGCATGATGCTATCAAACTTACCTCCCGGATGTAGCCAGTCGGATATACCCGGCGATAGACCTATCGACCACGCTGTCGACCAACTGTGCTCCATTTGTAGGGCTACTCACTGCCCAGCAGACGAGAGCGGAGATTATGCAGACTGTCCGGTTGATGTAGTTACACTTGCACAGGATATGATTGACGGAGATGTTGATTATTTGGATGTTAAGGAGGTATCTGTATGAGAGAGATTAAGTTTAG